AAGGTTCGCCTCGACATCGAAACTCTCCGACTCCTCAGACCAGTAGCCACCCGCTGCGGAGATGGTGATCCCTGCGAACCGATCCATTCCGACGACGGGTGCGGTCGCATCGGATGTCATCATCAGAGTGGCGGGTTTGTGGTCGTGGGTGAACCCTTCGCAGGTGATCGCGTCGCACCCGCCACCTGTCGGGCTGATCTCCCAGTACCCGCCGAAACGGGCAGACAGATACTCGACGAGGGCGGTTGCCATCGGCTCGGTGTCCGGCTGGTCACCGTAATGCTCGGCAGGGTTCCAATCGTCCGACACGGGGCGGGCGAACACTTGCACCGACTGCCAGCAGTCCACCTCGGTGGTGGCTTCGTCGTACCGATTCGAGGCGTACTTGTTGGCGATCGTTTGGGGGACGACGGCGAGTAGCTGACACTCCGGAGCGGTCACGTTGTCCGGGTCGGTGTGCATCGTTTCGTCCGTGTACCAGATCCCCACGGGTTCGGGTGCTTTGGGTCGGGTGTTCATGGGTTGGGTTCCTTTCGGGTTCGGGTCGGGATTGACCGCTAGCCTGAGTTTACCCCTTCCCACGCTGGAATGTGTGTTACAACATCGTGACGATTTATCATGCAACTAGGCGCATGACCATGCGGGCCACCTGTCGGAATGTACGCCGACGAGCCGAGACCCCGAGGGCTTGCCCGACGGGGTGACCGACCGAAGGTCGGCGGGGTTCGAGGTGGTCGGCAGCCCTCGAGGTGGTCGGTAGCCCCATTCCCGTGTCCTTGGGTGCCGTGGGCGGGCGGTGGCCGTGGCACCCGAGGCGATGCCCCACCGGCACCCGATGCCGTTGCCCACCCCACCCCACCCCGGTACGCACCCGTGGGGGGACCCCACCCCCCTCCTACTACTGCCCGTTCCCGTATTTTTTGGTTTTTTGGGTGTGTGTTGTGGCTCGACTGGTGTGTTGCGGTTGTGTTGCGTTTGTTGCGGTTGTGTGACGGTATGTTTTTGCAGTTATTTGCAGGGATTTGCAGGTCGAGGGTTTGTTGCTGGCCGTTCCGGGTGGTGTTTGTGTTGGCGGCTGGTTGCGTTGTTGCTCCCGCCTCGCTTCGCTCGTTGGGTCGACGCTTCGACTTCGTTCCTCGTCTCGCGTCCTCTTCCTCTGTGGGTAGAGCTGGCGGTTGTTCTTCCCCCACAATTCGGGCTGGTAGCCTCAGGGTGCCGGTCTAGACGTGTTCGGTGGACAACCTTCGCCATTTGTGTCGTTTGGAAACGCTGCTCCTCGTCGTCGGTGCAACGAGGTCTACCCACGTCACCGTGTGTCACCGGCCCCCATGCAATCGGGTTGGGTCTGATGCCTGTCTCTGTACAGGCTGTTGTTGTGGGTTGTGTGCCGGTGGGACACCTCAAGTTGTCCCACCGGCGGTGTCGCCAAACCATGACTGTGATAAAGGTGACGGTCGGATCGTAGCATCGAGATGTCGGAGAGTTGCGTCATGTTGCGTAACAGTTGTGTTACGGTGGGGTTCTCTGCGGATACGGAGGTTCAGGGGTATGAGTGTTGTTGATGATCTGATGGGGACTGTCACCCGTCTGGGGAACGACCAGTTGGTCGCACAAGCCCGGTTCGCTCTCGAATCCCAAGGCGTGTTCCTGACCCCAGCCGAATGTCGGGTCGCTTTTTTGGCGGCGGCGCACACTTTGGAGCTTGCGGAGCGTTCCTATCAGGTGGGGACGTTGACGGCGGGGGAGATGGTGGCGTGTCAGGCGGTCGCCAGCCTGTCTATGCAGATTTGGGCGACCCTGCACGACATTTTGGACGGGAAGATCATCTTGTGACCCCTCGTAAAGTGAGCGAATCCGCACAGCAGATCGTCGACGGCATCAAAGGCCGTAAACCGCATGACGGTATCCCCACCCACCGGGTTGTGGACGACCTGTCGTCGCTTGAGGTGGTGTCTGATGGGGAGGTGGAACGAGGCCGGAAACAGCGTCGAGCCGCCGATTTGGATGAGATGCGTGTCAAAAAGGAGTTGGAGCGCGCCGAACAGAAGAAACGGGCTGAACAGTTACGGGTGTTAGGGGAAGAAATGTTGGCTTCGGGGGTCGCCTCGAGGGAAATCCTCCCCAAATTGGCTCAAGGGATCATCGTCGACTTGGGTTTGCGGCTCGCCGGGGGTGAATGGGAGATCAAAACCGCTGAGGAAGCGACGAAAGTGGCAAAAATCTGGTATGACATCCTTCGTTTGGAGTCTGGGCAGGCGACTTCTATTCAGGAGCAGCGCACCGGCAACCCGGAAGACCGTCAGTCCCGTCTCGAAGAGTTGCGCGCCACCGCTAAACAGCGTGTCGAGGCTGGCCTACGGGCGATTGGGGACGGAACTGCATGAGTTTGTTGACACAGAACAGCGAACTACGCCGTGTCGGTGTGTGGAATTGGACGATCCCAGCGCATGTTGTTGATCTTGGCGACGGAACAAGGTTCAACTGCTGTCCTAACGCTCTAGCTTGCGGCCGAGTGTGCTACGCAAAGTTTGGCACCTACACCTTCAGCAACGTGCGGCGCAAACACCTCGCCAACCTAAAAATGGTGCTGGAAACACCAAAAAAATGGCAAACTGCAATAGCTGTCGAACTTGCTCACAAACGAATGCGTCCCACCGGCCAACCGGCACAGATTGACCACGACCCAAATGATGAATGGCTGGCAGGCTGGATCGCCAACGGCGGTAAAGCACTTCGCATTCACGATGCCGGAGACTTCTTTTCCGAGGATTACCTGCAACTATGGATTGACCTAGCCGAAGACTGGGAAGACCTGCTGTTTTATGCGTACACCAAAGAAGTCGCCATGCTAAAGAACGCTATTTTGCCAACCAACTTTCGTGTCATCTACTCGTATGGCGGGAAACAAGATCACATGATTGACCGGGACACCGACCGTCACGCCGACGTGTTCCCGACGCTAGAAGCGTTGACCAAGGCTGGATACTATGACCAGTCCGACAACGACCTGCTGGCTGTCTGTGCGCCAAGCAACAAGATTGGCATTGTTGCTAACAACCTGCCGGTCGCTAACAAACGATTTGACGGAAGAACAATGAGCGACCTATGAATTTGCTGTCCGACGACGAGTTTCTTCAACTCACCACCGCCGAACAAGACGAATATTTGCGTCTACTTGAGGCTGATCTGTCGGCGTGGAGGCTGACCGGCAACCTTCGGCAGGAACGCGCCCACATTCTGGTACGGAAAACGGACTGGCTGCTGTACGGCGGTGCCGCCGGTGGTGGTAAGAGCGAACTGCTCGCCTTCCACGCCCACGAACTGTCCGCGAAACATCCTGGTCATCGCACCCTCCTCATCCGTACCGCCCTCCCCGAACTACGCCGGTCGCTTATCATCCGCTCACAAGTGCGGTACGCCCAACTGGATGTGAAAGCTCAACTGCGGTCCATCGACAACGTGAAAGCCTGGTGGTATGACAACTCGAGCATCATCGAATACGGGTTTTGCGCCCGAGACGAGGATGTCGGCCAATACATGAGTGCCGAATACGACTTCATCGGGTTTGATGAGGCAACCCAGTTCACCCCCTATCAGATGCTGATGATCTCCGGCCGTCTGCGAACATCCCGTCATATGGCTAACCAGGGTGTTCGCACCCACGTCATGTTCGCCACCAACCCCGGTGATCGAGGCCACACGTTCCTGTATCGGATGCTCGTCCAACCCACCCAACACGGCCGGTTTGCGGTCGTTTACGACGTGCGTGACGGGTTTGAGAACCCTGACATCGTTCGGCGCGTCGAACTCCCTGATAACAACAGCGAACTCGCCCAACTCGACATTCCTCACGACCCGAACAACCATTTGGTGGTCGCATTCGTGCCGTCCACCGTCGACGACAACCCGCACATTGACCCCACCTACCGTAAACACCTGTCAATGCTCCCTGAAACGGAACGTAAACAGAAACTGTTAGGTGACTGGGACACGTTCACCGGCCAGTATTTCACCGAGTTTCGCCGTGATCTGCACGTTGTGGAGCCGTTCGAGGTGCCAGCCGAATGGCCTCGCTATCGGGGTATCGACTTTGGTACCGCTAACCCGTACTGCTGTCTGTGGGGGGCGTGGAACCCTGCCACAGGCATCTGCTATGTGTACAGGGAGGCGTACCAACGGAACCTGACGGTCGCCCAACAGGCGGCACAAGTCAAAGAAATGTCCAAAATGTCCAATGGCCGGTTTGAGAATGTCACCGCCACCGCTATCGACCCGTCCACCTACAGCAACACATCCGGAATGGGGACAACTGTTGCAGGTGTGTACAACAGTCTCGGTGTTCATGTCACCCGCGCCAAGAACGCGCGTGTGTCCGGCTGGCAGAACGTGCGCCGCTACCTGCAACCGGCCCCGATTTCAGGGGAACCGAAACTGAAAGTGTTCTCCACCTGCGAAAACCTGTTGCGCACCCTCCCAGCTATGCGTCACGCCAAAGTGCAGGTAGAAGACATTGACACAGATGACGAAGATCATGCCGTGGACGCACTAAGGTACCTTTTAGCCTGCCGCCCGTACAATGACATTTCGCGCAAAAACAAGGTCACAATGCCCGGTGCAGAAGGCAAAGTCCAAAAGTTCATAGAGCGTCTTGACAAAAGCGCGAAGAAACGGAGATTGTGAATGAGACTGGTTGACAACTACAACTATCTGCCTGGTTGCTGTTGGATTTGCCGTGGTGTAGCAAAACCGATCATCGACATGGAACAGGATTTGGACGGCCACAACAGTCCAGAGGACTTGAACCCGTCCGCTGTCACTCGTCTCTACATTTGTGCTGATTGTGCGGTCGAGATCGGCCGGATGTGCGCCCCGTCTCGAGGGTTGGCGTTCGCCCACAACGGTGAAGTGGACACGTTGAACCGTGTGGTCGCCAAACTCATCAACCGTGCCGAAGATGCCGAACAGCGTTTAGCGGCGATTGCCGGGGCTGTGCATGGTGTACAGTCTTCCTCTACGGAGAAGGCAGGCTCCGTGCCTCCGACCGACGGGGGTGATCTGTCGCACGATGACGCACCATCGGAAGCGGACGCACCCCTCGTCCGCAAGCGCGGTCGCCCTCGTCGGGAGGAATCGGCCGTCAACACCGACTTTGTGGGTGACCTGTGATTGCCACCGTCGCTATCGTCGTTTTGGCCGCCGTCATCGGAATGTTGCTACGAGAGAACCGTCGTCTGACTAATCTATTGTTGGCGAAGAGTCCAGCTGTCGCAATAGCGGCCGAGCAGAGTCGTAAGCCACGCAAGAAAGATCGTGACGACACCAAAACACGCTCCGCGTGGGAAACACCAGTTGAGGCAGTAGGACCGTGAACAAGCCGTGGGAACCACCCAAACCGCAAGAAGTCATCAACTTGTGGTCGAAAGCCGACCAATACCTGTTGAAAGAACGACGCGACTATTGGATGAACGCCTCCTATTTTGGGGGTCACCAATGGGTTTGGTGGGATCACACCCGTAACATCGTCCAAGAATTGGATTATGCGACTGAAGCGGAACGGTTCACCCGCATTACCGTCGACAAGTTTGGCCCGCGTGTCACCAACTTGATCGCCCGAATGACCCGCTCCCCGCTGATTTGGGAAGTCGAACCGTCCGGTATCGACGACTCCAACCTGCGTCGCCAACATCTTCAAGAGCAACTGTTGTTGTCCGAAGCCTACGAACAGAATTGGGCTGAGATCAGGGAAGAGTCTTTGCTGCAAACCATGTTCGGTGGTGCCGCCGCCATCTCCATTGACTGGGACCCGAGTATGGGTAAAGTCGTTGCCACCGACCTGGCGACCGGCATTGACATCCCTGCCGGTGGGGTGCGTCTCACTCCGCTAGGTATTTCCGAGTTCTGTTTAGAACCCGGTTCCCCCGACGTGGAATCAGCCCGCTACTGGATTCGCTGTGTCGCTTTACCCCCTGAGCAGGTGAAAGAACGATACAACCTTGATTTTGACCCGGTGCCGGATGCTGAAGCGGCCTTGTCGGCACGGCATCGCACCCTTCTGTCGCGCCGACCGCAAGGCCAACCGCCTCGCCTCACCCTCGTCTACTGCTACTACGAGCGTCCCACTAACCGCACCCCCGGCTGTGTTGTCCATGTCGTCAACAACAAACAGGTGTACTCGTATGGTGACGGGCAAGGCTGGCCGTTCCCGTTCACCAGCCTCAACTTGGCGGTGTTTACGCAACGCCGTATTCCGCGCACATGGGTCGGCCACACCCTGCTCACTCCCGCCCGTGACATCCAGTACGCCTACAACCGGGCGCGCTCCACCATCCTTGAACATATGCGCAAAGCGGCGAACGCCCGTCTGATGGTGCCAGCCGGGTCTATCGAAGACGCCGATGTCATCACCACCGACCCCGCCGACGTGCTGGAATACAACGCCGAACTGGGTGAACCGCATTGGCAGACCGCCCCCGACGTGCCACGGTGGATCAGCATGGAAGCCGCCCAACTTGAAGCCGAAATGGACGACATTTTCTTCACCCACTCCGTGTCTCGAGGGCAAGCACCTGGCGACCGGAACTCCGGTTTAGCGTTGTCGGTTCTCGCAGAGAAGGACGACACCCCTCTCGGCCCGATGGCCCGCAACCAGTCGGCGATGTGGGCGCGCATCGGCAAAATGACGTTGCAAATGTACCGGTCGTACGCCTCCCAATCAGGCATGGTTCGCACCCAAACTCTCACCACTCCGCAAGGCAACACACTCCAATTCGAGTGGACAGCCGAAGACATTGAAGAGTTTCCGCAGGTCAAAGTACCTTTGGATGCGACCGCCCCCCGCTCTAAGATTGCCACCCAGTCGGTTATCACCAGCCTCGCACAACAATTTCCACAGGCTTTTCAGAATGTGGACGGGATTGCTTTGGCACGAATGCTGGACCTACCTGACCCTCGAGGGTTTCTCGGTTCCACCGACCCTGATGTCACGAAAGCCGAATGGGAAAACGGTTTGCTCATGCAAGCCGTTCCCGTCATGCCCGCCGATTTTGACGATCATGCCAAACACATCGCCCAACACAATCGGGAACGCAAATCCCCTGCATACGAACTTGCGAAGCCTGAAGTGCGTCAAACCATCGACTTGCACATCCAAGCGCACCAGACGATGGCGGCTGAGGAAGCGATGCAACAAATCGCACAAATGCAACAGATGCCAGGGTCTGAAGCCCTGCCGCAAGCCAACGAAGCCCCCGGCTCAATGGTCCCCCAAGCTATTTCCGGTAACCCCGGACTACCACAGGAGATGATACCCCAATGACCGACTTTGCCCCCGAAGGAGTGGTGGATGCCACCCCGACAGGAGAAGCCCCTGCCGAAACCCCTGCCGACATCAACTGGCAAGAGAAATATCAGGCTGAGGTGCAGGATCGCATCAAAGAGCGCGAACGGTACAAGCCTTTCGTTCAGACGTTCGGCCGGATGCACCCCGACGACGCCCGTGCCGTACAGGAGTTTGCGACCGCTTTCGCGTCCGGTGACACCGAAACCGCTGTCCGATGGATGGTCGACAACGCCCGCACCCTCGCCGGAGATCGCTTTGACACCTACATCACCCCCGCCCAACAGCAGGCCATCAACACGCAGGTCGCCCAGCAGGCGTACTCGGACGGCAACAACGCTGGGATGACCCCTGAGCAGGTGGAACAGCTCGTCCAAACCCGGTTGCAGGAATCGTTTCAGCAGATTCAGCAGGCTCAGGTGCAAGCCCAATACGAACAGCAGATCGAGGAGACGTTGACCCAGCATGGTTTGGTACCGGACACCCCGCTCGCAACGGCTGCCATTGTGGCCGCGTCAAAACGATCCGACCTTGACCTCGCCGCAGCCATTCGTGAGGTGGAAGAACAAGTTTTGGCGCAAGCGCAACAGATCGCAAACAGACGCGCTGAAGCCGGTACGAGCATGGGTGCGCCAATCGTCAACGGAGTGCCGGTCGTCTCGACGAACGGACAGCAGATGACACCCCGTGAACGTGCGATGGCTCGCCTCGCACAGAACGGGCTGTGACGTAACGTCAGCACACGGGAAGGCACCTTTTTAGTCGGGTGACCGCTGATGTCCCTGTCTGATGTTATTTCAACGTCAGACAGGGTGATTCCCTTGACATCATCCGCACACTTGCGTGTATGCTTGTATTTGAACCGGATGGTTCACCCATAGGTACCCCCATCGGATGATGGGTTGAGACAGCCGGACGGCTACCGCTCAGACAGGTTCCGATTCCCCCAATCAGATTCTCTCTAACGGAAAGCGACCATCATGCCCGCAACTCTCTCGACAGTCGACGCCATCCTGAAGGACGACTACAAGGAATACCTCGACAACCTCAACGAGGCGAACTTCATTCTTTCGCAGGTCGAAACCCGCAAGGACACCGTGCAGGGTCGTATCGCCCGCCACGCAGTCCACTTGGGTCGTTCGTCCGGTGTCGGAGCGCGCGCCGAGTCCGGCACCCTCCCCACCGCCGCCAACCAGTCGTACGCCACAGTCCCGGTGCCGGTCCGTTACGTCTACGGTCGCATCCAGCTGTCCGGCCCGACCATCAAGCAGGCGGTCACCGACCGTGGTGCGTTCATCGACGCGCTCGACGCCGAAATGGAAGGCATCAAGAAGGACGCCATGAAGGACGTGAACCGCCAGCTGTGGGGTACGTCAAACGGTGTGATCGCCCAATGTGGCACCACATCGGCGTCCACCACCGTCGTGCTGGCCACCACCACCGGAGCGACCGCTCTGCGTCAGTTGTTCTTCGACGGTGGCATGGTCGTGGACATCGGAACCGTCGCCGCACCGACGACCGTCGCTTCGGCTCGTACCGTCACCTCGGTGGACGAGACGAACAAGACGATTGCCATCTCCGGTGCCGCAGTCACCACGTCTTCAAGCCATTTCGTGTTCCGCGCAGGAGCCGGTGGAGCGTCAAGCAACAGCGGTCAGCCCGGTGACGGTCAGATCGAGTTGACCGGTCTTCAGACCATCGTCGACGACAGCGCGGTGTTGCACACCATCAACCCGTCGACCCAGCCGAAGTGGAAGGCGTACGTCAACAGCAACGGTGGGACGAACCGTTCGGTCACCGAATCGCTCATCACCGGCTCCATCATGAAGGTTCTCACCAACTCGGGCAAGAAGCCCAGTCTGTTGGTGTCGGCTGAAGGCGTGAACCTGGCTATCAGCAACCTGCTGTTGAGCTTGAAGCGCAACATGGAGCAAACCCAGCTGAAGGGCGGCTATGCGGGCATCCAGTTCTACAGCCCGTCGGTGTCCGGCAAGGGTGACGAGGCTCCCACGGCCCTGTACGCCGACTTCGACTGCCCGAACAACCGTCTGTACGGCATCAACCCTGAGGTGCTGTGTTTCCACCAGGTGGGCGACGGCTTCCAGTTCATGGACTTGGACGGTGCGGTGATGAACCGTAAGCCCGACCAGGATGCCTACGAGGCGACCCTGTATATGTACGGAGAGTTGGCTTGCAAACAGCGCAACGCCCACTTCGTCATCAAGGATCTCACCGAGGTCAGCATCTGATTAGGTTCGTAGCATCGACACCTGACGCACTCAATCCCCCAAACGTAGAAGCCGGTTACCGCAAGGTGACTGGCTTCTTCGTCTAGGATGACACCATGATTCGCGCAGCAGACTTGATGGGCAACGTCGACGGTGGCGGCGAGATGGCTGAGGTGTCGTTTGACGTGTACGACATTGCGACCCGTATTCAACGTGGCGACGAATCCGGGTGGCGTGGCGACCCGTCAGCGTCTCTCATGTTCAACCCTTTGGCCGGCCGGTTCGAGGTGTGGATGGTCGATGCGACAGGAACCCCATATGTCGCTTGTTCGCACACGCGCTGCGACCACACCCTGATCGTCAAGCTGATCGAGGGCGACTGGCAGAAAGGCAAAGCCTTACACGACGACCTGATGAAACGGAACGCCAAAATCCGTGACGCTGATGAGTCGGCGCAAAGAGAGAAAAGGTTGGAGTTGGCCGACAAACTGCATTGGGCGTTGGTGCGCGATGTGGGACACTTGGAAGGTTCCAACCGTCGGGTCCACAGCATGAACGAGAAAGGCAAATAGTGGCGTCATACACCGTGAACAAAGCGAAACACGCTGTGTTGACACCGGATACGGTGGACACGGTGTCGTTCGGCGACTCGGTGTCTTTCGTCATTGTCTCTAACCGCACTACCTCCGGGTCGCCGATTTTCTTCACCTACGGCGATCCCAGCAAAGGTGTCCCCACTCCGACGGTGAACGGCGACGACTGCTATGTGGTGGCTATCGGCATGACGATCAGCCTGATGGGCGACGGAACCGCATCCGACGTGAAACTTATCTCAAACGGCGCGCAAGCGTACAGCGTGATGGTGGTGTGACATGAACAGACTCGAACTTCGTAACGCTGTCAAAGACCGTCTGGCCATCAAATCGGATGGTTCCGGCAACAGCTTGGACGGCCTCATCACGAACTCGTTTGTGAACACTAGCCTCAACGACGCTCTGAACCGGGTGAGCATGGAACGCGAATGGTGGTGGCTTGCTTCAACTGCAAACGTGTCGTTCGACACGGTGTACGGTGCCGCAACCCTGCCGTCAGACTTCATGCGCGCCCAAGAACTTGTCATCAACTCGTCTCCTGCCGAATGGGTTCCCCTCGAGACGTTCCTCGACCCGACCTCCGACAACAGCACTTACGGTTGGACGATTTACGGCAACCAAGCAAAGATCGTCCCGGTTCCGTCAACCGCCACCCCTGGAACCTTGTATTACTTCCGATCCGAACCAGCTCTTTCCAACGACAACAACAGTCCTCTGATGCCGGTCGTCTACCATTCGGTGATTGTCGCCTACGCCTCTCATCTGTGCGCAGCCCGCCGTCAAGACGAGCAGCGGGCGTCGCTGTACCTACAGGAGTACGGCACGTTCCTGAAGTCAATGAACGACGACAACCGGTCGACGTTGAAGCGTCGCATCAAGTTTACTCGGGCGCGCGACTACGCAACTTGGGAGTAGACGATGGGATCGTTCCAGATCGTTTACGACGACTTCTCCGGTGGCCAGTACATGGGGCCGAAATCGAACAATTTGCCGAAGAACGCTTGGCATGGGAACAATGCAATCGCATTGGCGAACGGTCGTCTTTGCCCTGTTGGTTCCATCATATTGGGAAGCAATAATGGAGTTTCTGGTGCAACAGGCGCACAAATCATGGATTCGTGGACTGTTGGCAAAGCCAATTATTCGTTCGTCATCTGGTCAAGCACAACATCGAAGATGTCCAAGTTCGTGGATGTCAACGATGGAACACAGTTTCCATTGGGTGCAACCAACACGAACCTGACTGGCACTCTTGGGGGAAAAGTCGCCTATGTTCCCGCCGAAGGCAAGTTCTATTATGTCAACACCAACTCCGGCACGTTTGGGTACATCCGCAGCGTGACCACCACCGGCACCGACGCAAGCGTTTCAACCGCTCTCGGTTCCGGCACCGGGATCACCAATGTTGCCCTGTACGGCTACCGTCTGATCGCATGGGGGCCAACCACCAAACGTCTGTACTACTCTGACACCGCTCTGACCGGCTGGTCAACCAGCCAGTATTACGAGTTCAATGGCGAAATCGTAAATGCTGTCCCTCGAGCGAACGACCTTCTCGTCATCTGCACCACCGGTGTTTTCAGCGTCGTCGGTGTTCTTGGATCGTCGGTTACCATCCAACAAATCGTCCCACAACAGAATGTGACAGAAGGAATGCGTGACGCGACGACCGTGGGTCGCAACCTTTTCTTCTTGGATCAAATGAGGTCCGGTTCACTAGACGGAAACATTTACAGGCTTCTCGGTTCACAATCCGAAATTGTTGCAACAATGATCCTCACCGATGTCAATGCCGCCAACGACGGCAAAGAGAAAGGGCGCATTCAATCTGTTGCCGACGGTCGACTGCTCGTAACTTTGCGAAGTGGCGTTATCTACACACAAAGTTCGCACGGTCGTTGGGCGCGTCTAACCGAACCGAATGTTTGGAATGTTGACCCTAATCTCATAAACCAAGTGTGTATCGCTCGACCGGGACCGGAATCGCAAAACGAATATTCCATTGTTTCTTATGTTGACGACGAAACCCAATATCCGATCAGGGCGTGGCGCATCACCCATAATGTGACTGAACCCAGAAACTTGGACAACGATTTTGTTTTCGATGGTGTGGCCGCTGCCTCAACACAAGTTGCAGAAGGAAATGTTGAGTTGTCCGAATATTGGCATCAGAAACCGTTTACCGTCAAAGAAATGCTCGTTGAATGGGCGGCAGGGCCGACAGGCACACCGATTGTAAGCGGTCTCATCAAACCAACGGGGCTGGTTGATGTCAACCAATCGAGTTACACCACGTCCGAGTCTTACTCAGCGCAAGAAACATCAACAGGAAATCTTGTGGTGTCGCGGCTCCGAGCAGACGACAGCCCTCGAGGGTACGGCGTCAAACCCAATTTGACGTTTCAAAACGCTGTCATCAACCGTGTCATCTTGATGTGCGAGGACTGAGATGCCGTTTGCATACACGTTCCGCGCCGACGACCTCGAGACGGTCGCCAATCAGGACAAAGACCTGCTCGAGAACCGGGATCGGGAACTCGAACTGTACCTGAACCAGCCTCAGCTCTCAATCGCCCGTGTCGCCACCCAAGCGTACGCAACCGGAACCACCGCAGCGATCTCGTTCGACACCGAATACGCCGACACCGCCGGACTGTTCGCCCCCACCTCAACCGACATCATCATTCCCGGTGGTGCCGGTGGCCTGTATGCGGTCGCCTGGACTGTCACATGGGATGTTGCCGGAACATCGAAAACAGCAGACCTGTACATAAACGCCGACAACGTGTATCTGTCAGCATCAGATGCTGGGACGAAGATCATCTATCACGCCAACATTGTGGTCGTCCCCGGCGATGTCGTCACCCTCAGTTGCACCAATAGTGCTGCAGCGACCCGTAATGCGACAGCAATCCTGATGATGAGCCGCCTAATGGCATAATGGGGATGAAAGGAGCCTGACATGACCATCCCGCCGTCCCTCGCACAGCCGTCCATCGTCCAAGCTCCCGTCGAGACAGTCGACCCGAACGCGATCTCCAAGACCATCATGGACGCGAAAGGCGACCTGATCTCAGCCACCGGTGCAGACACCCCTGCGAGGCTCGCTGTCGGTGCTGACGGACAGGTTCTCGTCGCAGACTCCACCCAGTCCACCGGCCTGAAATGGGCTGTCGACCCGACTACCACCTCATTTGACGCTAAAGGCGACCTGCTGGTCGGCACCGGCCCTGACGCCTACGTTAGAGTCCCTGTCGGCACCAACAATCAGGTTCTTGTCGCCGACTCCGGCGAAGCGTCCGGTGTCCGCTGGTCATCGGAACAAGACCCGAACGCCATCGTCAAATCTATTGTGGACGCCAAAGGCGACCTGATTGCCGCGACCGCCAACGACACTCCTGCACGGCTCGGTGTTGGCACAGACACCCACCTGTTGATCGCCGACTCAACACAGGCGACCGGCCTCAAGTGGGGTCGCCCTGACATTGTTCTTGGCACCGAAACGACCGGCAACTACATCGCAGGTATTACGGGTGGCACCGGCGTGACTGTGACCGGCTCCGGCTCCGAAGGCGCGACACCGTCGGTCGCTATCGGACAGTCGGTCGGCACAGTTGACACAGTCGCTTTCGGCGGGCTGAACGTCGACTCCGGCACCCTGTATGTGGACGCTGCCAACAATCGGGTTGGTGTCAACACAATCAGCCCGTTAGAAACTTTACACGTAAACGGCACCATTCACGCGGCAGGGTTCATTACCGCCCTCGGTGTCACCGCCACAGATTTTACAGGGAACCTGTCCGGCGCAGTCCAGTTTGATGTGAAGAACCTGTCGGGTGGCACGTTGGCAGCTGGAACGCCTGTCTACATTTCTGGCACGGTCGGCGCGTCTGGCATAGCGGAGGTGAAGGCATCTCGAGCCGACACCGCGTCCACCATGCCTGCTGTCGGCATATTGGAAACTAGCCTCAACGCCAACCAAACCGGTCATGCCATGATTATCGGGTCGTTGGAGGGTTTGAACACCAGCTCGTACACGCTGAATCAGCCTCTGTACGTCGGCTCGGCCGGGGGTCTGACCGCAACACGCCCGACTGGTGCATCTGATGCTGTTCAGGTCATCGCCTACGCCGCCCGAATCAACTCAAGCACAGGTGTCCTGATCGTCAACGCCTACGACGAGGTGCGTACTCCGAACAGCATCAGCGTGTCCGGCAACATCGCTACCACCTTAGGCCAGTTCACCGGGTCAGGGGCAGGTCTGACTTCTATCCCAGCAGGTCAACTGACTGGCACCGTCGCAGCCTCCAACATTGGCAACGACACGGTCGCTCTCGGCACCAAGACGACCGGCGATTATGTGGCGACTGTTGCGGCGTCCACCGGGGTGACTGTTTCGGGTGGCACCGGCGAAAGTTCTACGGCGACGATCTCGATCGGGCAGGCTGTCGCAACAACCGACTCTCCCCAGTTTGCAGGTGTGACTGCCACAGGAACCGTGTCAGCGAACGCTGTGTCGGTCACCAACGGTGTCGGGGCAGCATCAGCGACAATCAGCGGGACGACCGCAACCTCGGTGCTGACCGTTGACGGCATCGAGATCGACACGACTGGGGCCACCTCGAATCAGGTGTTGAAGTACAACGGCACCAAGTTCACTCCTTCAACGGGTGCGTCGGTGACGATTTCCGATACTCCACCTATTAGCCCAACCCCACAGGCCGGTGACCAATGGTTTGAGTCGGATACGGGTCGGACGTTTATTTATTACGACAGCGTGTGGGTCGAGATTGGTTCGACGGGTACGACGAATGTGAACGCGAATGATTTGTCGGGGACGACTCTTGCCTCGAATGTTGTGTCGTCGTCGTTGACTTCGGTTGGGACGCTTTCGTCGTTAGCGGTAACGAACGACATTACAAGAGGTGGAACCAGTTTGCCTCGCGGGGTAGTTGCTCTATCAACGCGAAATACAAATTATCAGCCAACATCTACAATTTCCGATTTTGCGAGCGTTACGTTTACGGCTGTTGCTGGACGGTATTACAAGTATTCGTTGTACGTGCCGGGGTCGGATGCCAGCGGTGTAATTCTCCTAACGATGACATTGACGGATGGTTCTAATGTTGCGCTCAATGAGGCGAATCAAACCCTACGGGGTGCTGGCATTTTAGATTTGTTAGAATTCGTAACAATTCGTACTGAAAGTGCGGGTTCTATTACACGAAAGATTCGGATGCAAATGGCTTCGGGAAATGCTTCAATGTGTTCGTCAACAAGTATTGGGCATCTTGTAGTGGAAGATATTGGGCCTTCCTGATGGCTATCGACTTCCCTAACAGCCCTAGCGTCGGACAAATTTTCACGTCAGGCGACAAGTCATGGATTTGGGACGGAACCGTCTGGGAAGCGTACGGTGCTTTCGTGTCCCCGACCGTGCTGAAAGTGGACTCCACGAACAGTCGAGTCGGCATCAACAACCAGTCCCCGGCGACCGCATTGGACATCGTTGGAACCACCACGGTACGGGCCGCTTCAACGCAAGACGGCGTTGCGTTGGCTGGTCGCGCTGGTGGTACTAGCACCTACGAGGTGACGCTCACCCCAACAACCTTGACCGCTGACCGCACGTTGACGTTGCCTGATGCGACTGGGACGGTAGCCCTTACCAGCGATCCAGGGCTTGTGCTAATCAAAACACAGGAGATTGGTTCGGGTGTGTCAAGTGTCGTTATTTCGGATGTATTTTCGTCAACATACGACAATTACTTTGTGCAAATCTCGAATTCCGTTGCATCAGCCAACCAGCCCAACGTCAGTATGCGACTTGGTTCGACCACAACGAACTATGCCTATTCGGGTCACTATATGTCATTTGGTTCAACCACGCTGACAGGTGACGTTAGTACTGTAGGCCCGTCATGGCCGTTAGGTGTCGCAGGTAACGGCACAACGGGGAATGGCCGGTTTTCGTTTGATTGCACCGTTCGATCACCGAACCTTGCACAAGCAACCTTTTTTTCAGCGCAAAACGCCTCGTTGTCTTGGCAGACTGTGTATGCAGGCTTCCTAAACAACACAACTCAATACACAGCCTTTACAATTCTTCCCAGTTCAGGAACCCTGACGGGTGGCACCATTCGCGTCTACGGATACAGGAACTCATAATGGAACCCGAACGACCCAACATACAAATTGACGATCTCGTTCGCCCCATGACCGACGAGGAATACACCAACCTGCTCGCTACCGGTTGGACAATGGAATCCGTAATACAAAAGGGCAACATTCCTGAGCCGTGGACTGAGCCAACGGGGTAGCCGTGGCACACCTATTAGGAGGGGACATGACCGACAAGAGCCTGCTCGACGACATACGCCGGGAGACTGGCCGATGGTCTGGCCCGTACTGTTGGGTCGGCCAGCTGCTCGCTAATCTGAACCCCCAAGATCGTATTGACCTTGAGGCGGCTTTCGCCGACCCCAACATCCAGCATTCGGCGATTGTCCGTGCGCTCCGAAACCGAGGTTATGAAGTAAAACAGTCTTCAATTCCCCGCCACCGCAATAAAGAATGTTCTTGTGGGTCTCGCTGACGACATCAACGCACAGAACAACGATCTGACTTCAGTCAACCGTATTCGCCGTCAACGCGACCAGGCGAATGCCGAAAACATGAAGCTGATCGAGCGGATCGAGGAATTAGAACGCGCCCTCAACCTTATTGACGCGGCCACTACCGCCATTCTGCAACCCCCAAAATGGCTGGTTACACCCCCATCGGGACGCAAGAAACACGCAACCCTCACCCTCCTGCTGTCCGACACCCACTTTGACGAGGTGGTGCTTCCTGAAGAAGTGGGTGGATTGAACGCCTACAACCGGCGCATCGCCGAACTCCGGTTACAAGCGTGGTCGGAGAACTCAATCAAGATTGCGCGCCACTATCTCGCTGGGGTCACCTACGACGGGGTGGTCATAATGTTGGGTGGCGACATCTTTTCCGGCGACATCCACGAAGAACTTGCCCAAACAAACGAGGACACGATGCTCGGCTCCCTGCTTCATTGGTCGGAGCAACTGTGCGCGGCCCTCACCATGTTCGCCGACGAGTTTGGAAAAGTCCATGTTGCAGCAGTCATGGGAAACCACGGGCGTATGAGCCGGAAACCTCGAGCCAAATTGCGGGCTAGAACCAACTTTGACTGGTTACTCGCCAAGATGATTGAACGTCACCTCACCTCCGACCGTCGATTTACGTTCCAAGTCGGCGAAAACACCGACTGCCTTATCCCGATTTACGGCACTCACCATCTGCTAACCCACGGCGATCAGGTGTCCGGCGGTGGCGGTATCGGAGGTATTTGGCCTCCGATCATGCGGATGCGCGCTCGCAAAGCCCAACGGGCGAACGACACCGGCAACCCGTTCAACACCCTGTGGATGGGGCATTGGCATCAACTCATCCAAACTCCTGGCCTAATCGTCAACGGGTCGCTAAAAGGCACCGACGAATACGCTTGGGTGTCCAATTTCGGCCATGAACCCCCCCAGCAGGCTCTTGCTATTGTCACCCCCGAACACGGCATTACGATTCAGGCACCGGTGTTCAGCACGGACAGGAAGCGAGAAAAGTGGTGAAACCAGTTCTTGTCATCTGGCATGACGCACACTCTGGCACCAGCCAATGGACGCGCCTAGATGAGATGGACGACGACGGCCCCTATGAGGTTCGCAGCATCGGATTCCTACTAGATAAACAATCTGGTGGCAAAACAAAACACCTTTCGATTACCCAATCGTGGACTCAATACGAGTGTGTAGACTCTGTTCTCCACATACCTGTCAAAATGGTCCAAAAGGTCATCTACCTTATTGAGGTTCCCGATGAACATCCCGGTGCGGTTAGCGAAAGTGATCTACAAGTACCTCACAAGATGCACCCCTCGAGGATTAGAAGAGGAACAAGAACTGACGTGGGCAATCAAAACGCTTGACAACCTGTTGCAATCAACCCGAAAAAAGTGACGGTGTAATCTGATGCGGTGAAACATTTACCGCGTCTGACAGCTCTGCTTGTTTGCTTGTTTGCGTGGGTTCAGCCTGCCCGAGCGCAAGAAGTGACGGTCACCGGGGCGAACGACTTGTGGTTCACGTTCACAGAACCGACCGTGTTCACCGTGCGCACTTACGCATGGGAGTACGGGATTGACTCGATGCTATGGCTGTACGACGCTGACGGGACTCTGCTGACCGCGAACGACGACTGGTTCGGGTTGGACTCTTGGATTGAGTACCCAGTTCAGGCAGGCTCCTATCGGCTTCGCACGGGTGTCTGCTGCGGTGACCCAAACCGTTGGTACGGCACCTCCTACCGGCTGGACATCAACGCGACACCCAACCAAACATCCACCACCACACCTGAAACAACCACTACTGTGGTGACCACCACAACGGTGCCGGAGGCGACGACAACGACATGGGAAGCCACTACAACATCCACAGTCCTGGCGACGACGAGTACTACCATTGCCCCGTCAACGACTGTCCCTGCCACGGAAGCCCCCCCGGAATCATCTTCGTCCACTACATCGGCTCCGACGACCACGACCTCTACCGTTGGGCCGTCGATCACTACGACCGTCTTTTTGGCTCCTACGACTCTGCCGACGACGACGAGCAGTACAACGACCTCGAGCAGTACGACCCCACCCAGTTCGTTGGTGACATCAACAACTATCTTCGTTCTCGAGCCAACCACCCCACCGACAAGCAGCCTCCCACTCGAGAATGAGGCTTTGACCAGCGTTTTTGCAGACCCTGCCGTTTTTGACGACTTGTCAGAAACCGAGGTGGAAGACCTGATTGCTACGCTCGCCGATATCCCTCTGACCGACGCCGAATCCGAACAACTGTCAGCCGTCTTGTCAGAGGCACCCGATGAGGTCAAAGCCGAGTTTGAGCAGCAGGTCAACGTATTTTCCGGTCAGTTTGACACCTACGTTCCGGTCGGCTCAGTCGTGGACGTAGGAACGCGGCGAACCCTCGTCGCTGTCACCGCCACCACCCTAGTCGCTATCCCCACCCCCACTAGCAGGAGAAAACCATGAAGAAATACCCGAAAATCCTGATCGAAACCGGTGTTATGGCCGGATCACTTAGCCTGGTTCTCATCACCTTGTCAGGGCAAACCCGCATACAGGCTCTCATCATCTCGCTGGCAAGCATCGCCTTCTATGTCGTCTCCCAGCTGCTTCCCGACGACTAGACTGATGCCATGACTTTGACCCAAAAGACACTTTCGAGCGCGATTGTCGTGCTAGTTTGTGCTGTATTGAGCCAATGTTCAGACAGGTACAGGTACCCTTGTGACAACCCAGCCAACACAGGAACAGCCGAATGTCAGGGAACGAGTGACACCCCGACCCCGTAAAGAGCGGATGACCGCCCAAGAGCTGGACGCTCGCCTGCGGTATTACGTCGGTATTGGGCTAATCGTGATCGTCGGCCTGATCGTCGTCACCATGCTGTGGGGACTTCTGTTCGTCGTCCAGCCTTTGGACTCCCAATCGCCAAACGACAAAGCGATGCTTGAAATCCTCGGGCCGATCTGTTACACCTTGGTCGGTGCCGCAGTCGGCATCGTTGCTACAAGGGGCAACCGTAAAGACGACTAACCAAAAGGAGCCTGCCAATGCCTACCGTTCGAGCCACCCTAATCCTAGCTGTGACCGTTGACCATCTGCCCCCCGACATCCCTGGGTACAGGTCGCCTGACGGTGACGAACCGCCGATTGACGGAGGCGAACAAGTCGCCTATGAAGTGATGAAAACCTTGCAGGAAGTCCTTCCCGAGAACGCGTATATGTTCGTTCGGGCCACAACTGTAGACAACTGACCACCTTCACCTGATAGCGTTCGCAGAATGGGACGTGCATACACAGGATTTGACGGCAACGCCGCAGGGAAACGTGCGGGCCTCGAAAAGTTTGTTCAGTTGACGATCAAACATTTCAATAAGGGAGTGTGGAACAACGGAACCTGGTCCGTTCGGAACATGAAAAACCCGGCGTTGAAAACTCCGAAGCCGTCTGTTCATGGCACCGGTCGTGCCGCCGACCTATCGTGGCGCAAAACCGGCAACAAAGGGTTCGGTGACTATCAGACCGCCTGCCAAGTCGTCGACTTTTGGGTGGCGAACGCCGAACTGTTCCTAGTCGAGGAAATCCACGACTATTTCCCCCAACCACACGGGCGAGGCTGGCGTTGCGACAGGGCTGTCTGGACGGTGTACAAGAAACCGTCCATCGGGTCAGCCCCAGGTGGCGACTGGTTCCACGTCGAAATAGCACCTGCCCACGCCGACAATCCTGCTTACTACGAGCAGGCTTTCGCCGGTCTTGCAGGCGCACCTGCACCCGCCCCCAACCCTAAAATTGACGAAAGCGTCAAGTTTGACTATCCCGGTAAACCCCTCAAACTCGGCTCGAAAGGTCCAGCTGTTGCACTCGTACAGGCTGCAATCGGAGCGAAACCTGACGGAGATTTCGGCCCTAAAACCGATTATCGCGTCAAAGAATGGCAGATGGCGCGAAACATCGCCCCTGACGGCATCGTCGGACCGGTCACTTGGAAGGTCATGTTCGGATAATGGAAGCGGTGCTAGTCGCCCTAATTGGTGGTTCTTTCACCATTCTTGCCATTCTCGTTGAGAAAGGTCGCAAAGAAAACCAGCGTGACCACAACAATGTCATAGACCAAATTGACCTGGTGTCGTCGGAAATCCGTAAAGACATCCGACAGGTGCGCTACGACCTCACCGACCATGTGAACGGTCCTGCACACCGTCGAACACCTGCATCTGCTAAGGTGGTGCGGAAACGCCCGAAGGCTGGATAGCCGTAGGTTTCGACGGAGACTTCTATGGCCCAAAACGCAACCGCCGAGTATTACGACAAGCAGGCTGCTCTTACTAAAAAGAACGCTGACCTCGCCTACAACACGGCGTTAGCTAACCTTGCCCGTCGCTACGGGGTCGCCAACCGCCAGTTGGAATCCAACTTGGAGGCTCGAGGCATTTTGCGTTCTGGTGAAGCGAACACCTACCGCACCGAACTGACCGCCGAAGAGCAGGCTGAGAAAACTGCTGCTGAGATGGCCAAACTGGGTGCCTACAACCAGGCTGACCTGACGTTAGCCCAACAGATGGCTGCGCTCGGTTCCAGCGGTGGAGGCACATCAACCCCTCCTGCTGTCCTGCCGCCCAACCCCTCCAAGCCGCCCAACCCTCCCGTCTACGACTTTTCCAAAGTGGACTTTGAGGCGTTAGGACGCATGATGCGTCCTGTTCGTGCCGCCACCCCGACACGCAGGATGATCGGATCGGCTGACACAAACGAACGTCGCATCATGCGCTCCACCAGTCCCGCGACCTTCAAATACGGATCGGCTGACACTCGGGAGCGACGAGGACGCTGATGGCCACCCCACAGGAACTCGCCCAGCAGATCGCCGACCGAAGCGCACAAGCCGCCGCCATGATGGCTGACCTTGATCGACGCGCCCGTGAAGCCGCCACAGCTCGTCTCGCCCCGACCGGCGACACTCTTGCCATGTATGAGGATCGGTTCAACGAGGTGTACAACCCGGCGAACGCTCGAGCGGTCGGCCAAGCCAATGCGATGCGCGAGTATGCAACCGGCCTCGGCGACATTTTGGTGCGCAAAGCCCGTGAAGCGCGTAGCGGCGGCGGCGGCTCAAAGTATTTCAATCCGTACGACTCGTTCCGTATCCCCACCCTCGCCGACCTGATCGCTATGGTGACGTTTGGGCAGACGCCCGCCACCCCGACACGCGATGCCCTACCACGGTTAGCTGTCCCGCCTACGGCATACCCGCCAACCCGCCCCGGCACCCAACCCCGTTCCCCCAAATACGGATACGGATCGGCTGACACTATTGAACGCAGGCTCGGTCGCTGATGGCACCGCGTACCGGCCCTCAAGGCGTGACCAACCAGGATGTTGCTAACCGTGCAGGCGTCACCTTTCTCGATGCGTCACGCCCGTCAACGCAAACACCTGTCGACCAAGCGGCTTTGCTGTCATATCTGCTCGGCCCACAAGCTCCTGGCTACGGCCAAAAATACGGTGGGTTTCCTACTGCCACATACGGTCAGGCTGCTGTCGAGGGGCAAGCGTTCGCTATCGCTGATCTCGCACGGCAAGCCTTTCAACAGGCTGCGATCAACAAACAAGAACTAGAAAACGCCGCTGAACAAGATTACAGAAATAACCAGCGGGCCATCGCATCTAAATATCGTTACGCCCAACCTTCACAGCAAGTGTCGCAAGCTGCGGCGGCGGTCGGTGAAGCAGACGATCCGGCGCAAAAAATGTTAGCGCGCGCAAAATTGCAAGCAACCATAGGCCGTGAGAGTGCAAGTCGCAAAGCCCAACTTGACAATTTGCAAACAACTCTCAGTCGCCAACTTGACGCAGATATTGCCAGTCAGGTGACCCCCTACCAGCAGGTGTTCGAATCGTTGGCTTATTCACCCAGCCAGTTGGCACAGCAGATTGCCGTGTCACGCTACGGGTACGACCCGATGCTCGCCTCCGGCCTGTTCGGTGGGGCGACCGACTTGAAGTATGACACGCAGGTTCGTAGCCTTGAGGAAGCACAACGTCGAGCGATGGGTTATGACACGTCGCTTTCCAATGACGAAATCCTCGCTCAACGGATGACGCCAGAAGAGTTCGCTAATTACCAACTTGCTAAGGCTGATGCTGCCTACCAAAACGTGTTTGAGCCGGACTACACCGAGATTGACCGCAACATACAACAGAGCTATGGCGTTGACCCAGCGTCCATTGTCAACGTAGATACCGACGTTGCTCGAGAAGCCATGAGCGACGACACGTTCCTTGCGAGTGTCAACTCGTATCGTGATTTGATGGCGACGAACGAAGACAGATATGTGAGTGGCGAAGCAGCAGCCAACGCTTACGCCAAAGAATATTTGGAGAGGTCTGCTGACCCAGTTCGTGCGCAAATCTTGTTGGACATTTTGCGCCAATACTCATTCCTCATTGGGCCATAAACCTTTATGAGCATGACCGTAGAAGAACTGATTGCCGAAAGGCAACGTCGCCGACGTGAGTCCGCAGGGGGAACCACCGGCCCTCGACTGCTCCCGCCTGCCAAGCCGATTCTTGCTGAAGGTAAAAAGAACAAGGGTGCTGACGGCGACAGTAGTCTTCTCGCAAACCTTCTTTCTGGGCCTAAGGCGGTTATATCAGGTGTCGCACAACTGCCGACTATCGCTGGCAAAGCAATCCAAACCGGTGGCGGTGTGCTGGAAGGCGTGTACGATCTCGCCTCGGAAGGCGTTGAAGCAATCACCGGCACAGACCCGTACACGTCCCGCTTGGAAACAGACTTGGCTCGAGGTCGTGCGCAAGGACTGACCGGGGCAGAACTTTACGCTTACGCTGGTCACCGCCAGTACCCGTTGGCATCCGACATTGTTTCGTCATATTCCAGAACAATTCCTCGAGTGGCTGAAACAGTTACTTATGGTTTCTATGACATTGGCGAACCAGGGTTCGATTACAAAAATGCCTACGACAGAAACCAACTAGGTGCGGTCCTCGTTGAAGATTTAGCAAACGTAATTCTGCTTGGGCGTGGTGCTGGTGCAGGCAACGTCGTGTCTAAAGCAGGAACGGGCGTTGCTGCTGCCGGTGCGCCCCGACTCGGACGTGTTATCTCCACCACAGGACGCTTCATCGAGGAGCCAATCGGAACAACGGTTCGTGGGGCGGCGCGCGTCGGACAGGCCGGTGCTGCAGCCCGAGGAGCGACCACCCTCAGTTCCCGGCTAGGACGTATCTCTCAAGCAGGTTTGGTTGACACCCCCGGTCCGTTGCGCCAAACCGTTGTCGAAGCAAAAGACATTCGTCGCGCTCGAGGCGACGCCAACGTCATCAAAATCGTAGAACGTCTTGAGGCGTTGGACAGAGAATTGTTCGTACCGAACGCTGACTTGGGACGCATCAAAGCCGAAATCAACAATCAGAAGACGCTGCTGGCGAAAGCGTTGCGCCAATCTGGTCGAGTGTCGGATGCCCGTGCGCAGATTGTCGCCGATCAGCTTTATGAGGAGGCAGTCCGCACAAACATTCAGACCGAAGGATCACGCCTCCAGCAGCGAGGCCCGTCGCTGTACTACCCTGACGCACCCGAAGGCCCGATGCCCGAGTTCGCTGCCCCTGTTGCCAACCTGATCCTTACTGGACGCATTGAGATCGTGTTGCGTGAAGCGGCTCAAGGCAAACCTGTTGACCAGATTGCCACCAGCATGACACCCACACAGGTTGGTCCCGACCTTGAACGCATTGGGTACCGGTTCACACCCGCCGACATCCAAGCAGCCCTTGACTATCGGCAAGGCAAGCTAGACCTGTTCGCCACCCGGTCTATTGACGCAGCGTTGGAGTTCCTCAGACGGGTCGGCGACGAGTTCACTCGAGGACAGTTGTCGGGCAGATACCGGTTGGAAGGTCCGATGCCTGAAACCTATTTAGGTACATTCCCGCTCGCCGAGTTCCTGTACGCCGAACTAGGCAAAGGACGATTCCCGCGCAGCGAACGGGTGCGCATTATCAACGCGCTCGACGCCATCGCCGTTCAATACATGGACACCCTCCCACCCGAACAACGCAAACAGTTCAAGCAAACCGCACAAGACCCGCAAGGCGCGTTCGGTGCGCTGGTCGACCTCCCACCCGACCATCCGCTCGCCGGTGTCGCCCAACGAATCTTTGAGCTGATGTACGACCAGTTCCTGCAACTGTTCCCGACGATCATGCGTGACCCGATGATCTACCCGGCGAACATGAGGCCGAACATTTTTGCTGAGGCACGTCTGCTGAGGCAGGCTCGCAGCGCAGACATCACCACTATCGTCCAAGGGTTGCAAGACCTTGCGGACGTTTACGGTGATCTGCTCGGCAAGAAACTCGTTGAATCCATTGTCAACGACATGAAAACGCTCGTCGACAAACCAGAAGCCTATTTGCCTGGTTCATACAATCGGATTGTCGCAAAGATTGACAACCTGATGTCGCGCATTCGTGAACGCATCGCCGAAATTGAGAAGACGCAAGAAACGGTGACCGCCGAGAAAGCGAAGACGATCAACGACCTGATCGAGGCTGAAGCCCGGTTGGGTGCGGTACAAGCCACCGTCCGCGCGTTGGTCGACAACCTGAACCAGGTTCGTGACGAGGATTTGCCCGGTGTGGGGGCCGCGTTGGAGCAGCTGGAATTGTCTGTTGAACAAAAACGTGTCGTCGAAAATGCGATCGCCGAGTATGAGCGCACCGCCCGCCAAGCCGAACTGGCGTTGACCCCCGACGAACGTCAAACGATCATTGACGACATCGACAAGGCTGTCCGACTTGCCGAAATCGAACTGGACCTGTACCTGTCTGCCTACATTGACGAGTTTGAGTTTCGGCAACGCGCCGTTGAGGCAGGGGGAGTTGACCCGGTAGAGGTTGTTCCGAAGCCGTACACAAACCGGAGCAAAGATGTCAAGGCGTTTCGTGACGAAATGTTGCGTGTCGCAGAGGACGCAGCAATGGCAGAGTTTAGCCGAGTGGAACAATTTGAGACCAACGGGACTATCAGTTGGAATGCGTGGGCGGTTGACTCCAACAACATTTTCGGTGTGCCGTTGCGCGAGGAGATGATAAACCAACTCTCTCGCTACCTTCCACTAGACGATGCCATAAAACTCGCTGACGGTTGGGCTGGTGGTCAGTTCGACAACGAAGGAAATGTTTATTCGTACGACCCGTTTGGTATCACTAATGATCGTGGTGTCGGTCCAAAGGGGTTAGACGACTGGGTGCAACTCAAGGCAACCAATTTTGACGACGCTCAACCAGACATAGGACGACAGCGTAGTACCTCTGCTGACGGCTCAACAGAACGACCGGACGAATGGTCCGTTTACATCCGCGCGATGGCTGACCTGTACAAAGCAGACCAAGAAGTCAAGCGCATCAAGAAATTACGTTTGTATGAGATAGCCGACGAGATGAACCGGAACCGTGAAGCATTAGACTTCCGAACCTCTGGCTTCAGCCTCCCGGTATTGGCGCGAGCAATCGCCTACGCCACCAACCCGAACCTGCTGGCCGCCGACCTGCGGTTGCGTGACCGGTACGCCACCGAAATGGAAGCTGGTGTGCCGTACGAAGGCGCACCACCCCGACTGATTCCCATCCCGAAAGAACTGCTCGAGAACCTGCGTCGAGCCGACCGGGATGTCACCAAACAGGAACGCAACGTGCGACGGCTTCGCACCGAAGGCACCGCAGAACAGCGTCGCATTGTCCAAGGGCAACTGAAAGGTGTCGGCAAGATCATCGAGCGGCCCGACGGGACTGTCGAAGGGCAGATGTTGAAAGGCCCGCAAACAAGAGCGGAAGCCGAGATCGAACAGTTGCGCAACAAGGATGTGAACAAGCAGAAAAAACTCGACGAGTTACGTCAACAATTCGCCGTCCAATCAAGGATGGTCACCGATGTTGGTGGTGTACGCCAGTCTGCTACCGCTGTCAGCACCCAGATGGCACAACCGTTCGGCCCGCAACTGTTGGGTACGGACAGTCAACTCGGATACCTCCCTGGCGGTTTGCCGACTACAGCCCGTGATGCGTCGCGTGTGATGACCGAACTGCGGACGGAAGGTGCTGCGCCGCAGGTCAAAGCCCCGACCTCGATGCTCAGAACGTCCGACATCATGCCGTTGCGTTTGGATGACATGGTGAAACGATTCGACGAAATCTTCAACGTGGTGGGACGCAACCGAGTTCTCGAAGACGTTGTGATGAACCCTCGTTTCTCGGTGCGCATGGGCAGTCTTGTCACCCCCGAACAGTTGAAGCAGATCGTCGAGAACGCGCAAAGGCAAGTCGCCGCCCAAAACCTTGTTCGCACACCATTCGAAGTGGAGTCTGCGGTGCAAGCCCAGGTCGGTTTGCGCCTGTATGAGATCGCTCAACGCAACGGATACGAGGCGATCAGCCCGGTGAAAGTAGACCCGACAACAGGGGCGCACGAAGCGTTAGGTGACCTTCTGCGCACCGTCCCCGCCGAAAAGATTGACCCAAACACGATCCTGATGCGTATCGGGATGCGAGAGAAACTAACCCAACAGTTCGAGCCGCGAGGCTCCGGCAATATGCCTGACGCGGTTCAAACGGTCGGTAACACGCTCGGCAAGTTTACTTCCGAATGGAAGTCGACTGTCCTTCCGTTCTCGTTGCGCTGGCAAATCGGCGACTTTGTCACCAACGTCATCAACGCCTGGGCGTTAGCCGATGTGGCACCGAGCGAAATATTCCGACGCATGATCGAGATTGACAGTCTGCTCACATCCAGTAGCAAACGGTTGCAATCGCTGACCGGCACCATTGAGAACGACCTGATTAGCGTGCTGATCGGTGCGGGACTACAGGCGCGCGGACTTCGAGACTTTGACTTGCAGCAGATGCGCGGTCTGAACCCGCGAGCAGCGATCGCCGACTACCAGATACGAGGGCCGATACCGTTCCTGCGTGACACCCCCGGATTCCGAATGTTCCCCGGTTTCCGTGAAAAGTCGTATCGGTTCAACGAATACCAGAACACGGTTGCCCGCGCTGCGACAGCGTCCATCAAACTGGAACGCATCCTCCAGCAGCGTGGCCTGACGATTGACAGCGTCACCCCGCTCAACTATGTGGATGACCCGAACATTCGTGATGCCGTCAACCAGGCGGTACGCGAAACCAACGATGCGCTAGGGGCGTTCAGCGAACTCAACCCGTTCGAGAAGAACGTGGTGCGCAACATCTACCCGTTCTGGTCGTGGATTCGCTACATCAACAAGGCTGCGGTCAAGATGGCGATCGACCATCCAGACCGAGTGCTGTTCACCGCTGCTGTCGGCTCTATCGCCTCGTTACCTGAACAAGAAGGGATGTTTCCGTTCCTGCAAGGAAAAGTTCCGATGCTCGGCTACTACTTTGATCTGTCGTTCCTGAATCCGTATCAGGATGCCATTATCGTGCAACCGAACCCGGTCAAAGCGTTGATGGAACAGTTCCAGAACATTTCGCCGACAATTACAGCACCAGTTCGCGCCGCGTCAGCCATTTCTTACTATGCGGGTGGAAACCAACTAGATATTCTGGGAGGCAACATCCAGCGTCCCAGTTATCTCGAGGGGCAAGGAAGTCTGCTAACCGGCAACGTGTCCACCGACAGAGGGTTCGGCGATCTGCTGGGCGAGCTTGGCTACCTCGGACTCACCACGATGGGTGGCCCTTTCCGCAACCTGCCTGCTTACGGTCCGACCGGCGAACGGTTCCCTGGCACGGACATCGCCCTCGGTAACGTCCAACGGTTCCCTCAAGGGTCTGCACGAACCGAAGGCCGGTACGCCGTCCAACGTCTTTCTCGCCCTGCCCAACTTGCCGGTGCGCTCCTCGGCACGTTTGGAATCCCCAGACCGATGATCGAACAGGATGTCGCCGAACAGCAGGCGTTACTGCAATCCATCAAAGACATTCAGGCGCGACAAAGACGGGAACGGGAACGGGTTCTGTCTAGGATTGGACAATGATCTGGGCTTTGGAAGTTGTCGGCAAACGTCCCACCACCCTGAACCAAGAGCGGAAAACGAACAGTTGGGGCCAACGGGCGTCCGACACCAAATGGTGGCGTGAACAGTTCTGCCGGTGCGCCACCGAAGCCGGAGTTCCTACCCACCGGCGGTTACACGTCTCCGTCTACCCTTTGCACAAGAACGGTCGCTCCCCGCAAGATGTCGCCGCCTGTTTCCCGGCGGCCAAAGCCGGGATTGACGGGCTGGTAGATGCTGGCATCATCGAAGACGACACCCCTGACATCCTCGTTCGGATAGACTTCTACGCACCGGTCATAGACGGCGTAGACGGATTACGGCTCGTCGTACAAGGAGCAGACGATGAACCCAATGTACAGTAACGCGCTCGGCAGTCTGGCAGCCGGTATGGCTGGCGGGGGCGGTGGGCGGGAAGGCGTGGCCCAAGAGGCTATGCAGTACCCGTGTCCGCTGTGCGGTGGCACCGGCATGGTGACCGAAGAAATGCTGACTGGCGCAGGTCAGATCATGCCTGCCCGTCTCGCCGCCCGACAGCCGATGATGGGCGCACGAATGGCCGGTCCGATGAGCGCACCTATGCAGGGTGGCGCACCGATGCCCCCGATGAGCTGACATGGCTACCCCGGCTTGGCAACGCAAAGAAGGGCAGAACCCTTCAGGAGGGCTGAACGCCAAAGGTCGAGCGTCGTACAAGGCGCAGACTGGTGGCACCCTGAAAGCCCCTGTGAAAGGTCGTCCGTCGACACCCGAGCAGATGCGTCGCAAAGGCTCGTTCCTGTCCCGCATGGGTGCCTCGCCCGGACCCATGAGAGATGAGAAGGGTCGCCCGACCCGCAAAGCTCTCGCCCTCAAAGCGTGGGGCGCATCGTCCCCTGAGCAGGCCCGCTCTATGGGCAAACGTCTTCTCGAGCAGTACGCCCGAGCCAAAGCAGACAAGGACAAGAAATGAAGAAAGCATTCTGGGATCAGAAGAACCCCAACAAGAAGTCGACGAAACTCGGTGCCGAAGGTATCGCACTCGCCAAAAGCATGGCGCAGAAGGCCGGTCGCCCGTATCCGAACCTCGTTGACAACGCTGCCGCCGCCCGAAAGTTGAAAGGCAAATGATGGACAAGGTTCGTAAGGTCATGCGCGAATACAAGTCGGGAACCTTGCATTCTGGTAAGGGTGGGCCGGTCGTGAAGAGTCCGAAGCAGGCGTTGGCGATTGCATTGGCTGAAGCCGATAGGGCGAAGCACAGCCGGTAATGAGGCAAGACTCATTGGGTGCGGGTAGTGCCAAGCGGAACGCCAGTAACCCGTAGTGTTAGCGAATAGGGTCTGTAACACTCCTGCTCACAATGTCATTTCGTGTGTTGCCCAACATGACATGACTTTCTTGCCCTAAAGTGGTGAACGCATAACAAACGCGACATTGACGGCCTCGAGCCTCTGTCGCCTCTACCGGAGGTTCCGTAT